CAGAGGTTCAGGAAGATGTCTGTAAAAAGTATGATCAAATGTTTGGTAGTAAATTAGTTACACCTGACGAAAAGAAACTAATCCTCTGATTTTTTTATTTTATTATGCAATTTAGTATGAAGTCTTTGAAGACTTGTCTCCGTTATCCTGGAGGCAAGTCCAAAGCAATTAAGACTCTCTCCCAATGGTATCCAAAAGCAATTACTGAATATCGTGAACCATTCATTGGTGGTGGGTCTATTGCTATTGATGTGACTAAAGAGAATCCAGATATTCCTATCTGGGTGAATGACTTATATGTGCCCCTATACAATTTCTGGGTACAACTGCGGGATCGTGGTCAAGACCTCTCTGAGAGTGTTAGGGAGCAGAAAGAGAAGATGCTTGAGAGTGGCACTCAAGAAGAGAAAGATAAGTTTGCTAAGGAATTGTTCAATCAGTATGCTACTGAGATTGATACCTATGATAATTTCCAGAAGGCAGTTGCCTTCTTTATTATGAATAAGTGCAGTTACTCTGGATTGACTGAGAACAGTTCTTTCTCTCGAACTGCTGCTAATTCTAACTTCTCTCTAGTTGGTGCAGATAAACTTGCTCAGTTCTCACAATTGATTAAGAATTGGAAGATTACTAACATTGATTACTCTGAAGTGATGAATGATGATGGTCCTGAAAATACCTTTGTATTCCTTGATCCTCCTTACGATATCAAAGACTTCTTGTATGGGAAGAATCGTGAGATGCACAAATCATTTGACCATGAGGTATTTGCTGAGAACGTATATAAGTGTCCTCACAACTTCATGATTACTTACAATGTGAATGATCGTCTGCTTGAGTTGTATAAGGATTACCACCTTGAGTATTGGAAACTACGTTACTCTATGGTTCATCGTGGTGATAAGAACACTCAAGATAATGTGAAGACAGAACTCCTAGTTACTAACTATTCTCTTACTCCACCCACACCACTAGAGGTAGAACTATGGAATTGAAAGATTGGTTAAACTCAATCAACTTCAATAAAGAGAATCTGATTGAAGAGGATACTGATAAAATTAAGTCATACCCACCTTTTATTGTAAATAAGTGTTTATCTGGACACTTGGATTCGATCTTATTTGCCAATGAGATGAATAAGTGCCATTTCCTAGATAAAGATATGCAATATTCATTTTTGCTAAATAGTCTGAGGAAAAAGAAAAGATTCTCTCCATGGATTCGTAAAGAAAAGATTGATGATCTGGATGCCATTAAGCAATATTATGGTTACTCTAATGAGAAATCAAAAGAAGCTTTAAGAATTCTTTCCAAAGAACAAATTAATTTTATTAAATCCAAGATTGAAAAAGGTGGAAAAAAATGACTAAAATTGTTGAACCTCAGGTTACTTGGTCTCCTTCTATGATGGTAGAGATCAGTCTTCGTGAACCAGATGATTTTCTTAAGGTTCGTGAGACACTGACCCGAATTGGTGTTGCTTCTCGCAAAGAAAAAAAGTTATATCAATCTTGCCATATTTTACATAAACAAGGAAAATATTACATTGTTCAGTTCAAGGAGTTGTTTGCTCTTGATGGTAAGTATGCAAACATTACTGTAAATGATATTCAACGTAGAAATAGAATCATTAAACTTCTTGTTGACTGGGGACTAGTTGAATTACTAGAAGAAGAAAAGATTATAGACATTGCTCCACTTAATCAAATTAAAGTTATTGCTTATAAAGAAAAAGGTGAATGGGCTCTAGAGCAGAAGTATAATATTGGTTCTAAGAAGAAAAAGGAAGAGGCATGAAAAAAATTCTCCTTAAGGATTTCATTTTCCAGGGGAGAGTAAAAGATCATGAATTAATCCGAGATGAACTTCTCTCTGAAATTGAAAATGCAAATCATACAACAATAGAACGAAGTCCAGGATCAATTGATAGTATTTCAAAACTTGATTGGGATTCTGCAAAAGATAGAGATCGTAAGTGGGTCACATTATTTGACGAACATTTCTTTGGTGCCATAGAAGATTTTCTTTCTATGACACCATATTTGTCTATTGAACTGAGTGAGATGTGGTTTCAGCAGTATGTAAAATGCGATATGCATAATTGGCATACTCATGGTGAACAGTATACTGGAGTTTATTATCTTGAATTTCCGAAAGGAAGTTCTAAGACAGAATTAGTTTTCCCTTATGACCACAGTAGACATCAAATACCAGTTGCGGAAGGAGATATAATTTTCTTTCCTGCTCATGTTGCACATAGAGGAGCAACTAATTTTACTGATAGAAAAACAATAATCTCTTTTAATTTTTCTATCGGCAATGACTATGAAGAGATTTTAGATTTTAGTGTATTGAATTCCGCACAATAAAGTACGGTTTTCCACTTTTAGTTTTTTCTCTTCTATGGTTAAATAATGATGGATGCCTTTGGGGTCCAAAAAGAAAAAGGTTGAAGAAACCGAATAGGGATAAATAAAGGAAGGTAAAGAACCTTCCTTTTTTTAATGAGCAGGATATTACATCACGTTGATAGAAAAGACTTTAAGAAAACTCGTCAAAGACAGATTGGTGAGCAGAAAGAATGTGATGCTCAAAAATTAAAAGAGTGGCAAGAAGCAGAAAAAACAAGACCTTATAAGTCCAATTGGAGAAAAGAAATAAACCTCCAAGAGAGTGATTGGACTCCTGTTGCAGGTTCTATTGCTAATGCTACTGCACAAACTTTTTCATATTCAATACCAAACTTTCAAACAGACCAACCAAATACAGTCACTGTTTCTGGTCTTGGTGGAGTTGAATCTGTGCCATCCACAGTAACTGTTGACTTTGGTTTTGGTGAAACTGAAGTTGTTTCTGCACCAGATTATAGTCAGTTGGGACTGCAGGGTTATGCGCCACCACTTGGAGGTGTTCAGAGACAAACTAAACAAACGGAAAATGAAAGAATTGATGCTGAGATAATAAAGTTAGAAGAGCAGATAAAACAACTTCAGCAAAAAATATCTGATCTTAATGAAAAACAAATAGCAACTGAACCCCAATATACTGGGATGTCACACGGTGATTATATTGATAAAACAAATGAGATTAATGATAAGTGGAATGAGAAAACGGGTCCACTCGGAGAAATAGTTTATGGTGGCGGTTCAGAATCAGAGAAAAACGTAGCTTATGCTAAACTTGATGTATATGAACGTGCTCGTGCTAAAGAACTTGATGCACTGAATGCTCAATATAATAAATCAAATAAAGCATATGCAAAAGCACAAAATGATCATTTTGCTGCCTATAGTGCAAATGTTAATTCAGTTATTGCAAAACAAGAAGCACTTAGAGTAAAGATTGCTGAGTTAGAAAAGCAAAGACCTATCAACCAACAACTTGATGCTGCACAGCAAGCATATTCAAATCTCCCTTATATGGGCGCAAGAGTTCAAGGTGTTTCCCCAACACCTGCATATTATCCTACCGATCAATCGACTGTTCCTGGTAAGGTCTGGATTGATAACCCAATGTCAGCGTCTGGAGGTTACTGGGACTATGATTCCTCTAAGATGGGAAAAGAGATTGCAAAAGTTGCTTCTGTGGGACTTACTCAACAAGATCAAGAGTGGTTAAATGGTAAACAAAGTCTTGTTAATAAATTAAAGATTGCACAGAAATTTGGTGGACCTGCAGTAGACTTTGCTCAGTGGGCGATTAATTGGGCAAAGGGAGATTACACACCAATCAAGGAATTTTCTCCTCAAATGCGAAATGATGTTCTGGATCAAATAACTAGAACCTTGACAAATAGACCAGGAACTAGTGGTGCAGTTCGATACGGTGATTATGAAACTTTTACAAATAATTCAACTAGACTTGGATTGGGTAGATTCACTTTTGATATTGGACCTAATGGGGTTAAAGTGAAAGATAATTTTGACGTTGACCTTGGAGGAGATTCGGTTGGGGGAGCATTGCATATGATTCCTGGTCTTCAGGATGATGCAACTAAAATAACAGAACTTGGTAATAGAGTTGGTGGAGGAAAGGGAAAAATTTCGATTGATGTTACAATTCCTTGGAGTGAAGTTTCTCTACAATTGCAGAATAGATTAGATCCAACAGCAACTATAATCCCCACTGTGAAAAGAAAGAAGAAATTTGTGAGCGGACGAGTTAGTGAATCAACCTTTGATAGAATTCGCAAACATCGGTAATCCGAACTCCTGATTTTTAAGAGTGTGTTATAAATAATGATGGATGCCTTCGGGGTCCACAAAACACAAACTCGCTTTTAAAGGAGCTAAGAATCATGGGAAACCTTGCACGGTATACTGCTGCGGACCTGCCTGCGCTGATGGAGCGTATAAATAGGAATAGCATAGGAATGGATGAATACTTCGATAGGTTGTTTAATCTCCACGAAACAACGAAGAATTATCCACCATTTAATCTAGTTACGGTCAGCGCAGTAGAATCAAGACTAGAACTTGCACTTGCAGGATTTAAAAAGAAAGAAGTAAATGTCTACACACAAGACGGAAAACTCTTTGTCGAAGGACAAAAAGAGGATACAGAATCAGAAACCACCTATGTCCACAGAGGAATGGCTCAACGATCTTTCACCAGAACTTGGACATTGGCAGAGGACACGGAAGTTAGATCAGTTGAATTTGAGGATGGGTTGTTAAGTATTGTTCTAGGAAGAATTGTGCCCGAACATCATCAGAAAAAAATCTGGTTCTAAATAATAGAGGGCTACCTTGTAAATATCGTCGTCGCAGAGGGGTAACTGGCACAATCCAGTTTGACAACCCTCTTTTTTATTGGTATAATGAGTTGAGGACTTTAGGAACTAATGACTGTAAAACTTG